CAAGGAGCTTAAACAGGTAGGCAAAGGCCCCGGCGAGCGCAAGGGAGACTATCAAAAGTGGGTGAAGGTGCCGATGGGCGGCAGTCGGGCACCGAGAATTTCCAGATCCTCCTGGGGCAGCCGTTCCGGCGGTTTCGGCGGCCGGTCCATGTGGTAGTTACGGGACGCCATTCCCGTTTCTATAAATACCCCTTTCATTACAAGGCGCCGAGAACCCTTTCACGGCGCCTTGTAATTGCGTTGAGGTGTGACTATGACAGACGAATACAAAAACGATATATTATATGTCCCCCATGCGGAACCTGACAGAGACTACCGTTCAGAAGGAGAATTTCCGCCGGAAGAGCGGGAGACCGTCATACCTATTATGCCGGATCCGGAACCTGCGCCAGATGACACACCTGCCAAAATTATTGAGGACTTGGGTGAAGTCAGTGAAATTATACAAGGGCTTCCGGAAGACCTGCAATTTCTTCGTCCGAGCATTGACAGGTTAGTCGAAAGAATAAAAGTCGTTTGGCCGAACGGTGAAAATCCTACTGAAAAACCATCGGTGTATACGCCTATCCCTAAGAAACCATTCACTCCCATTATACGTTCTGTTCCCACGCCAGATAGTCCTGACGTCCCTAAGGTGCCAAATGGCATACCGAATCTGGTACCGATCAATATAAAGATGCAGGCACCGAAGTCAGTCCTGAAGCTCGTTCAAGATGGGTATAAGACGGACACGATACGATTGACACAGTATTATTTACAGCAACTTCAGCTTATCATGCAGAAATATTTCCAACAAATGATCGCGGCGATGCATGATTGTCATCTAGACGATATCGATCATTTGACCAGGGATTTTGATGGCAATTGCGTCAAGATCCCCTCGGGACAGAATTTAGAACATCTGCGCGATTATATTTGCCGAAGCCAGACAGACAGAAAGCAGAAAGCTATGCTCTTTCGCAAGACCCATAGCGTGGACAATACCCTTATCCACATGAGAGCGTGGCACGCGACAGCTAAGGAACAGGAACGTTACTACTCAGAGAAGTATATAGATTCAGGTACTTATTCGTCTTCTCATAGCAATTCTCTACTAAGAGAGTCACGCAAGATGTATGATACAGCATATGATTCTGCCTTGTACAATATGTACAAGTATCTGAACTCGGCAACCTTGCTGACGAACGATATTCTCGAGGCGACCGCCAAGGAGGCCCAGGCAAAGGCACAGCTTATAAACAAAGGTGTCGATATTTTCGCTTTCGATCAAGAAGAAGCAGCGACCCGAGCTGGTGCCGTAGCCGGAAATAGTGGACAGGCAGGAGATGGCAGCGGAAGCGGGTTCGATTCGGCAGCATCAAGTTCTTCATCTTCTGGTTCGTCATCAACACAGGCATCTGACGCGATGTCTGGAGAATCTTCCGCTAAATCCACCGATGGAGCATCTCAAAGCGATGGCTCTTCTGGTAGTACATCTACCACCAGTAGCGAAGGAAATGCGTCCAATAAAAATACGGCTTCAACAAGTGGCCTCTCGTCGAGTTTCATAGGTGACAGTACAAGAAAGACAAGAGAAACCATAATAGGGATGCTCGACAAAGCCGGGTTATCTTCAGAAGGAAAGGCTCTTGGCCTGCCTTTCGGAAAAATCGATCTTGGTAGTATCAATACCGGTTTAAGTAGCTTGGGAATCAAGATAGGCAACGGAAAAATATCGGATATCATAAACAAATCCAACGAGAGCTTGGAAAAGATAGGCAATATCGCCCAAAAAATTACTTCCGGGATTGAAACGATTTCTAACGCGGCTAAAATTATCGAAAATTCGTTGAACAACAATAAGTCTGCCAAGAAAAAGAATGAAGAAACGAAAACGACAAGTCCGCAACAAAAGACTGAGACTTCGACACAATCGTCCGGGGTAGCGGTTCCAAGTAAGTATGATAAACCGACAAAAACGCGTTTCGTACTTGATGAACCAAAGTCATCGGGAGAATATACTCAATAAGTACAAAATCTCGTGCCCAAAACGCGCGGAAGGAGAGTTATACATGAACATATTCGAAAGAATCAAGAATTTCGCGACCTCGTACATCGCGCCGAAGCACGGGATTGATATAAAGGAAGCGAGCGGCGGTTCTTCAGGTGGCCAGATTACACAGGCCAATATAAACAACTTCGTCGTGAAAGCGGTAGGTAATGTCGAAGATGACCTGACACAGGACTTTAACTCACCTGATTCCAGCCTTTATGAGATACAACAGGCGATTCGCTCCGACTCATACATCAAGCTTGCCGTTGACAAGTACTCCCAGCTTATTTTCAAGGCTGGGTATCATATCGTTTCTGACAATGACCAGGCGGCAGAATATATACAGTCACGTTTCAGTATGATGTCCTTCATGACTTCCACTCCGATGGATGTGTTATTCCAACAGGTGGCTGATGATCTCGTCGCCTACTCCAACGCATTTCTTATCAAGAGCCGGGTGGAAATGACGAACATTGGTGGTATCCAGGCAAAAGGCGTGTTTGATACGAAGCCCGTCGGTGGATATTTCCGTGTCGATCCGTCCACGATGCAGATCAAGGTGGATAAGACAGGAACGATCAAAAACTATCAGCAGGAGGTCGGAAACACTACCAAAAAGTACAAGCCCATCGATGTTATCCATTTCTTTATCGATAAAAAAGGTGGCGCGTTGTTCGGTACGCCACGCATCGAAGCAGCTCTTGAAGATGTGGAAATGTTACGTAAAATCGAAGGCAACGTGCTCAAGCTTGTCTACCGCTATTCCGCTCCGTTGATGCAAATGAAGATCGGCATCCCTGAAGCAGGGCTTATGGCTACGGATAAGGAAATTAAAGAAGCCAGACAGGAAATAGAAAAGCTGGCAGATGATGGCATTTTTATCACCAACGAACGTACAGAGTTTAATGCTATAGGTGCTGAAGGACAGGCTCTCGATGCTTCGAAGTATCTCAAATACTTTGAATCACGTGTATTCTCCGCCCTTTCCCTCTCCAATGCCATGGTTGGTCGCGGCGGTGCCAAGCAGGATGCCGACAGTATGGAAGAGCAAGTGCATGATTCCGTCAAGTTCTATCAGCGAGCCATCAGGACTTTTATTGAAGACAAGATCATCAATGAACTGTTGTTGGAAGGAGGATATAATCCTATTGCTAACATACAGGATAAAGTAAAGTTCCAATTCGAGGAGATCAACCTCGAAACGAAGGTAAAGATGGAAACGCATGCTATGAACATGTTCCAGGGCAACGCCATTCCGTTCGATGAAATGCGTACGCGCCTGGGGCTCAGGAGCGATACAGTGGACGAAGGTCAGCTTTTCGCCAATATGATCAAACAAAAGAATGCGCTGGAATTGGTCAATGCTAAGCTTTCGGGAAGCTCTGGTACAGACGGAAACGTGACGGCGAATGTCGGAAGCTCAGGGCCTGATAAGCAAAACAAGACTTCTCAAGCAGCAAAAAATACAATCACGCCAGAAAACCAGCACGGAAAATCAAGCGTAAAAATAAAGGAAAGTTTGGATACGGGCACTAAAGGACCGAAACCGAAAGACAAGGACTTTCCCGAAAAAAAGGATAAAACGAGCAAAAATATCAGTGAATATAAGAAAAAATTCAGTGAAGTTTATAAAAAATATAACACCATGCGTAATGATATCTGTAGGAACGGTGCAAAAGCGTACTTGGTACTGCCACTTGGAAGGGACTCCATAGGAAAAAGCTTAACCAAGTATATGGCATCGCAAGCGGCTAACGGTTATGAGCAGGCGCTCCGGGATGCTGGCAAAAAGCTGGTCGGCACCCCGAAGATTGATTCCTCGTTACTAATAAGCCGCACCGAGAAACATCTCACAGAGATGTTTAAGGACATCCAAGGGAGGCTCAAGGATGCGAAGTCAAGAAAAGAACGAACTGCCGCATTTGATTCTTCCGAGTATCGCTTGCGTTTCCTGGCTGATCATGTCGCCTCGAAAGCATACTGGTTTGCCTACGTAAAAGCGGCGCAGGCGATGAAAATTGCCCAGGTTTATGTGGACTTCAGCGAAGGATCCGACGACTCCGAGAAACACAGCAGAGTGATCCACACAAGCCACTTCAGCCTGGATGATATTCCGGCTTACCACCCATATTGCAGGTGTCGGCTGGAAATGAAGGCAGGTGAAAAGTAGTTTATGGCAATAATGATTCGGGAATTCCTGCAAGGGAAAGTATCCGCTATCGAGAAGGTATCGGATGCGGTATCCAAGATCAACGTCACGGAATCCTTGCACGGAAACCCAGACTTGGTGGATTCCATCGATCCCAACTCCTTGATGGTCGAGATTGAGGGGCTCCACGCAATCCCTTTTGTTACGGGGAATGACACCCGTTATACAGCTGAGGCTCTCAAGAACAGCGTTCCGACATGGACCATCCCCTATCGCCGTCCTCTCCTCAAACATCATAACGAGGATGATGGCGAGCCGATCGGCAGGGTTATCTCCGCCGAATACGTCACGACGGGAACAAGGTCCGGAACCCCCGCGTTAAGGTTCCTAGTAAATGTGCCGGACAAGGATGCTATAGAAAGCATCAAGAATGGCCTCCTGATGACAGCATCTGTAGGAGGCATAGCCTCGGATGTGAGGTGTTCCATTTGCGGGTCTCCCATAACAGACCCGAAGGAAGGATGCCCTGAAGGGCATAAGAAAGGCGCGAGCTACCGTACTGAGAACGGGCTCGAGACCTGCTATTGGGATATAAACGAACTCTTTGCGAAAGAATTGTCTTTCG